CCTTCCACGACCCTTTCATTTGGTCCACGGCTGATGCTTCCCACGATACTTCGCCGGCGATCTGCTTTTCACGCAAAGCAGTCTTTGCTTTTATTTCCACTAATTTAGATTCAGCCTTCGCTTTCTTTGTTTCTACGAAACCAGAAACTGCTTGAGAGGCAACACCTAATAATGGTTTAATTAATAATTGTAACATTCTATTCTCCTACTAAACTGATTATACCACCTCTTGCGACGTTTGCATAGCGCGGTTTTGTTACACCGGAGCCGAAACTCGTAATTAATCGCCTTAACCCTTTAGGGTCAAATACTCCTTGTCCCATTGCTCCAGAAAAAATTCCTTTATTTAATGCTTCTGATACATCACCAGCATACGGATCTGTCATTTCACCAAAAAATCCTGATTGCTCCATTCCCTTTTGGGGTAATCCAGCTTGTAAAAATCTTAATTTATCGAATGTCGCCTGTCGTGGATCGTAATAACCATAATCTTGCCAAGCTTCTCCTCCTGTACCTGGGTTAGTTACTCCCCAACCTGAACTTTGCATATTATAGTAATCGTCTAATCCACCTGGAAATAAAGGATGAGTTCCAGCTTCTACATCACCCCATGTCCCAATATTAGCTTCCCAACCAGCATCTACTGCAGCTTCAAAATCACTTAAATTAAAATTAGGGTCATTTGGATCAGTTATGTTAGGGGCTAATGATGCATTTTGTACTGCTTCATTTCCACTTACCCAACTTCCTTCCATAATACTTTGAAGAAAATCTTGTGGTAAAAATTCTGCTTTAGGATCAAAACCATAACTTGCTAAATCTATTCCATATAAAGCTGATCCAGGACTATTAGGTCCTCCACCAACTTGGGATACATTTACCCAATTTTCAGTTGGGAGACCACCCTCTAACCAAGGATAAATTTCTTCAGGTGGAGTATATGGTTCTTCAAAATCTCCTCCTGGTAAGTCATAAGGATTTATTTGGCTTTCCCAAGAATCATCTAATGTATCATCAATAATTGTAACTGGAGGTGGTTGATTTGCTCCGCCAGTTCCTTGTCCACCAAAATTAGGTGTTCCTGTTGAAACAGGTGGAGTAACGGGAGGGGGAGGTGGTTGATTTGCTCCACCAGTTCCTGGTGGTCCAAAATTAGGTGTTCCTGTACTTACAGGTGGAGTAGTTGGTGGCTTAGGCGACCAAGGTACCCCATTATCTTGATGTGGGCCCGGCATTAATTATCTAGGTAAAAAAAGTTCTCTTTTTTCTCGAGGAGTTAACTCTTCATCTTCAAATATTTCATCAGGACCAGTACCATAACCTCTGTTTCCTAGTGCAATTTTAGATCCTGACTTTGATCCACCACCATATACTCTAGGTCCACCACCTGTGAAAGCTTCATCTGGTGGGTATAATCCATATTCATAATCTTCAGGTGTAAAATTGAAATCCCAAGGTGAACTATAAAGAGGTAAATATTCAAATGGTCCTGGTTCAGCTCTGTTATATCCTGGAATCATTCCTGATCCAGCCGCTGTTAATGGCTCATAGTCCATCTGCATATTAGGCATTAAACCCATTCCTGCAGGTCCTGGCGTTTGCCCTGGATCTGCTAATAAATCAGATGTAATATCCATATCAATTTCATCATCCTTCCATCCCCTTAAATCACTTTCAGGTCCACCTGCATAAATATTATCAGTCATTGAAATTGGTCCACCTGCTGGAGTTAATGGTCCACCTAGACCAGAAGCTTGTGCAGCTTGTGCTCTTTGACCCCTTAATACGTTTCTTGCTAAATTTGCACTGGATTTTGCATTTTTAATAAATGACATTCCAGTTGCAAAATCTTCTGCTCCACTTCCACCAGCTTGTGATGATAAATAAGCTTCACTTCCGTAAAACTTATCACTAGGATCCATAAATCTAGCCATGTTTTGTTTAGTAATTCCAGCACGTTCAAAATATTTCATTGCTTGACCCAAGCTAGAACCTTTGCTGGTATCACCCATCATCATTGTAGTTGGATCTTCTTTTCTTGTAGGAACATTAGCATCATAAATAGCTTTTTTCCAAAAAGCCATGTTCTTTTCTGGAGAAGCTCTTCCATAAGCAGCATTTAATACTTTATGATCTTTTTGATTTTGACCTATACTGCCACCTAAAAATTGAAGTATTCCACCTATTCCTGGGATATTTGGCATATTAACATCTGGTGTAAGATCAGTTGCCATTCTAGTTGCATCTTGTGCAATATTTCTTAAAAAACCTCTATCCTCAAAATCGTATTCATCATCTGGAACTGTAGCACCTGGAGTTGTAGCACCAATTTCTGTTTCCGACCAAGGTCTTTGATTTAGACCAGCAATTCCTTGCATTGATTTTCCTCTCGCAGCATCTAAATTTGAACGACCTCCACCACCAATAGATCCAAATTTATTTAATCTATTTAGGTTTACTTGATTTCTATTAAGTTGATTTATTGGACGTACGCCACCATCGTGTCGTGATCCTGTCCATGTATAACCACCTGACATAGGTGAACTAACTGGTCTTTGTTTTTTAACAGAACCAGGGGCAAATCCCATTCCCACAGGACCTGCATTTCCTTGTACATAGTCAAATAATGACGCCATTTTATTTATCTCCCATTTTGCTCAGCCCTATACGCCTGGTATAATTACGGCTTTAAGCACAATCAATACAATGATTGCTACTATGCCGGCCTTTATCCAGTCACGCATTCCCCAATCATTCCATTCTTTCAAGTGTGCCCAAATATCTTTCAGTAATTTCATATCTACCTCCTGTATTTAGTGAATTGTAGGCTTACCATGTTGGTTCGCCTGCCAATAAATCTCGTCGGCTATTATAAACGAATCTATCATAACTTCAAATACTTTCTGCGCCTCTTCAGGCCCAAGTGTTTGTATATAAAGATTGCGCGTAACAGCCATTAAACCAGCCGCAACGACAAGTTGATCTTCCGGTTTACCATTAATCTCTTTCATAACTAGCTCTTCAGCTTTTTTCATAACCTCAGCTACTTTACTTATCTTTGGATTTTCCATTTGCTTTCCTAGCCGCAGCTCTTTCCCTCATTCCAGCAATTTTTTCATTGCTTCTGTGTTTAGCAGCATCTCTTAATGAAGCTACGCCTTCCTTGATTTCAGTGGTTGTATCTTTTTGACCTTCTTTCATGAGACCAAAAGATTCTTTAACCATACCTAAATCATTAGTACTCTGCATCTTTTCTCGTTCCAAGTCAAGTTTTTCTGCATCAACGGCTGTCTTCATTAACATTTCTGTTTGATCATGCTCTCCTTTTTGCTGTAATTCAGCAGCTTTAAGATCAATTTCTTGTTGTTTTAATTTAACGAGTGGGTCTTTATCTTCTAATCCACTTCGTTGTTGCTCTTCAGCAGCCATGTTTTTAATTAATTTTGCTTCCAAATCAGAAATTGCGGCTTCTTTTTGAGTCATAAATTGTTGTTGCATTTGCTGTATTTGTTGTTGAATCTGTGGATTCTGCGCTGCCTGTTGTTGCATTTGTTGAATCTGTTGTTGCATTTGCTGAGTTTGTTGTTGCATTTGTTGTTCAACTTGCTCCGCTGACATAATTGCAATGTGTTGTAAAATATGTGACTCCATCATTGCGTAAACCTGTACATTAATTTGAACTGGTCTTGTAAACATAAATTCCGCGTGCGCCTCTATATGTGCCTTGTGATTTTGTTGTGGAAATGCTTTTGGATCTGTTCCACGCATTGCTTCTGAATTTTCAGTAGCAGGACTTTTTGGTGGTGGATTACCTGGATCCGGTTTTAATAATGCATCTATATTATCAACATCCAACGCTTGGTAAACTCTTCTGTATGCTTCACGTAAATTATGTAACGCTGGGTTAGCCATCGCCATTTGTAACTGCTGTTGCGCCAGCATGACACGCTGTGACATAGAAAATATATTTGGATTAGATACTGGTAATATATCAACACGATCATCAAAATCTTGTTGTTTAATCATTCTATTTCCACCACGCACCATGTATGGATATTCTGGTGGAAGGAACATTTTAATACAACGTGCAAGTAAATTAAACTCAACACCTTGTGCATAATGCAATCTTTTATGAATTGCACTCATCACTTTTGTTCCACGCTCTAATAGAGCAAGTGTAGTTCCAACTGGGTTTTGTTCATTGCCTTCACCCATTTTCATATCTGCAATTGCTGCAAATGATTTACCCGCGTCAACACAGAAACCTAATAGCGCAAATAAAACTTGCGATGGTTCTTTATATGGAAGTGGTAATAATGATTCTCTAATTGATGTTCCTGTTACATCAACATCGCGAAATTCTCCTGGTTGTAAAGGTTCATCATGGTCACGTATACGCATACCACGTGCTTTAAAACCTGCTGGTAAGTTAGCAAGAGTACCTGCATCAATTAACTGCCGCAAAACACTTGTCGCAGTTCTTGATAACCCACCTAGCATGTGTATTAGACCAAAGCCATAAAAGCCTAGTCCTGGGAGGAATTTGTAGTGTGTAAAATAGTCTACGCGATTTCTTAACTGGTCTTGTTGATTCCAGTTTCTTTTTATTGAAAGTATTTTTGTTGAATACTGATCAATCGTAATTACGTAAGGAAGTTTAATTCCTTGTTTATCTTCAAATCCTGGCACATCTGCATCAACATGCATTTCTAATAATACATGTTCATCATCATCTGATGCCAAATTATCACTTACGCCGTGTAATTCATCAATTTTTTCTTTTACATCAGAAGTAGAAACTGTGCCTGATGTAATTGGTATATCACGGTAAAATCCACTTACTTGTTGTTTCCTGAGTGCATTAGAGTCAACTTTTGTTGCATGGGTGATTCTTACAGCATCTTCTAATGAAGATGCCATGTAATTCACTACACAATCTTCACTTGAAACAAATTTTGATACTGGTCGACCCAATACAGAATCATGGTATGTTTTTTTAAATGCTGAACCAGATAGAGGTAAATAAAACAGTAATTGATCCATATCCGGGTCGTATTCTTTCATAACGTGTGTAATTTGATAATTCATAAAATCTTTTACACGTTTTGCTTGTTCTTCAACGGGAGGTGTAATTTCACCAACTATTTCTGTATTAACAGGTCCTGCTGGCGGTAATAATTCTTTATATGCTTGTGCTTGAAATTGTGTTGCTGATTCTGCCAATAAAGGATGAATCACGCCACTTGCACCTTCAAAAGGCTGTGTGCGATCGTCATACTTAAATCCAAGCATGTCCAATCCTTTAGTATATGTTTCTTCCCAATCTTTTCTAGAATTTTTATCTGTTTCGTATGCTGCAATTAATTTATC